CGGGCAGAACGGCGGGCAGAACGGCGGGCAGAACGTTTGGAAGATTTAACCTTTCTACGGCATGCACGGCGGCAAGATTTCATACAAGATCTCATAGTCTTGGGCATTTTATATATATTGCAAACAAAAAAAAATAACGAAGTGGAAAAATAAATTAAATCACTAAATTAAATCAAAATTAAATCACTAAATTACTAAATCACTAAATTAAATCACTAAATCACTAAATAAAAAGGGTTCTAATTTTAACTAAATTTATCTGTAAAACTTTTATCATAAATTAAATTTCCAGAAGGTTTATAAGAATTTATTGGTTTGTATTCTTTCTTATTATTACCAATAACAGTCTCATTTTGTTTATTTTTTAAATTTAATAAAAAGTTATTTGGTTCAGAGGATTCAGATGCCTCATTTTTACTAAATGAAGTATTCGTTGTGTGTTCTTCTTCGTCCATACGCTTACCGTGTTGGTCTATTACAACTCCAGTTTTCTTTTTTAATTCATTACGAACATATGTAGGCACAAAGTGCAACCAACTAATAAAAAGTGTGTTTGGGTGTATATATTGAACGTTAAATCCATTTGTTTTTAGTTTATCAATATTATACGCTATACAAGCTGTTTGGTCGTATTTTGGGACACCAATAATGATTTCAGGAATAACATACCAACAAAATTGTTCGTTTAGTTTTTGAGATGATGTTTTTTTTATTCTAATATGAATACGATTTAAGATTTTATTAAAGAGTTCTAATTGTTTTAAATCGTGTTGCTTTTTTTTTTCATATAGTTCATCCATATTGAGTTTCTCAGAAAAGTCATTAATATTTTCAAGATTAAATATATTTGACATAAAAATAAGATAGAAAATAAAATGGAAATTTTTCTGAAATGAATTAATTTTCTAAAAAAATGAAAAATAAATAAAAATGAAAATATGATAACACAAAAAATTGTTGTAAAATTTATTATCACTATTTTCTAAAAATGTATTGCGACGATTGCTGCAAATATGCGTCAAATGGGATTTATGAATGTTCTTGTTGCAGGAGTAGTATTTGTAATCACTGTTATGTAGACGATAAATATTTATTGTGTAGTTCTTGTGATGCCAAGTTTAGAAAAGGAGAAATATGTGACAAAGATATTGAGTCTTGGTTAGTAACATGTGAAAAATGTGGGAATAAATGGGATGGAAATGCACAGTGTAATTGTTGGGAATACGATTTTAGTTTGTCATTTGAAAGTGATTGCGAAAATATGACTGATACTGAAGACAAATGAATATTAATTATATAACTTAATTTTATAGTTATATAATATAAATGGCAAAAGCAAAAACGTATAAAAGAAAAAGAAAACCAAAGGGATTAAAAAATAAAAATAATAAAACAATAAAAAATAATGACTCTTATAAAAATACCGCATTGTATCCTCCAATTAAACCACTTAAGGAATATAAAATGAAAGTATCCAATATTCATACTATAGCATATTCTACATACGGAAATCCAAAAGGAAAACCAGTTTTATATATTCATGGAGGTCCAGGAGGTGGAACGCATCCTTCAATGGCAAGATTTTTTAATCCAGATAAATATTATATTGTATTAGTGGATCAACGCGGTTGTGGTAAAAGCACACCATCTGAAGAACTAAGGCAAAATAATACTAAAAATTTGATTGCTGATTTTGAGAAAATAAGGAAACATTTAAAAATAGATAAATGGATGGTTTATGGAGGTTCTTGGGGTTCAACACTTTCATTAGCATATGCGTTTGTTCATCCAAAACATACAAGTGAATTAGTTCTTCGTGGGATATATTTTTGTACTGATGATGAAGTTCATTGGTTATCAGAAGGCAAAGGTGCTGGTTTTATAAGACCTGATGGTTGGGATTACTTTATGAAGCAAATCAAAAGTAAAAAAAGCAAAGGATTATTTATAAAAGAATATCAAAAATGCTTCCAAGGGAAATATGGAAAAGCACAAAAAGATAAATGTTTATTAGCTTGGTCTGTATGGGAATCATCTATGTCAAAGTTGAATATGAAACCATTGAGTGATATCATAAAAGAAACTAAAGCAGATAATTATCGTCAAGTGAGTGCAATAGAATTACATTATTTTGTCAATAATTGCTTTTTCAAACCAAACTATTTTTTGAAGAAGTCTAATTTAAATAAAATAAAAAATATTCCAGTTGTAATAGTTCAAGGAATGTATGATTTAGTATGTCCTTTTTTTACAGCACAAAAATTACACGATGCTTTGCCTCATTCTAAAATGTATTCTACAATGGCAGGACATACTGCGTTTGATAAAGAAAACATTAAATACTTGGTGAAAACCACTGATGAATTTGCGGATAGAATTTAAATTTAAATGGTTGGAATAAATTTCCAATTAAGATATTTACAAATTTTTTTCCAAATAGCATCTTGTTCAATTATTTTTTCACGGTCTTTTAACATAGATAATAAAGGTAAATATTGATGTTGGTTTAAAAGTTCACATAGTTTATAAATAGTATAATAATAGTGTAAAAAATTAACCCGATCATCCGGACAATATTTGGAATAAGGTGTTTGAAGTTCATCGAATAAATTACACAAAGTTTCTTCTAATTCTGGTGACATAATAGGAGGTTTAATTCCTAATTTGCTTTTAATAAATATTATATGTTCGTAATACTTATTATATCCAAGTTTTTTTAAAATATCTTTAGTTTTTTCATTAGATAATTCAGAAACATTTAATCTCTCTTTTTTTATTTGTAATTTTATTTTTTCTATAATTTCATTAGAAATTTGTGTTGTTTCTTTTCCTTGGAATTGCGCCAATATTTCTTTAAAGTGGTTAATTCGTTTATACGCATAAAAACAAACTTCTTTAGGTGGTTCTTTATAAGAAGGTTTTTCATTTTCAAACAAATATGGAACTGAACGGAAACATAAATTGCATGTTAATTTGCCTTCGTCTTCAATATGAATAAGTTCGCCTTTATTACAATATTGACAAATATCAGTAGCATAAACATAAGAATTAATATCAAAAATAGTTTGATTTATATTGTTAAAATACTTTTCTATATATTTATCCTTCATAGTTGATGTTACTGAATCTTCATTATTGATACTGACAGTTTCTTCATCGCTATCATTTTTGGATTTTATATTGAAAAAACTATTAATTGCTGTATTTGTTGTTGCTTCTTTATTACTGTCATTAGATATATTCTTTTTGTCTTCAAAATAAGTGAATATATGTTTTGAATTATCCAAATAATATTGTTTTCTTTTTGATTTCAACATTTTGATTTCTTTTGTAATTTCATTTATTCTATCTATCATATTCATTTTGTCATCAAAACTAATTTTCTTTTTATTTAAATCATTCTTTAATTTTTTCTTTTCACTTTCCAACTTGGGAATAGTATTAGTTTCATTTTTAGAAAACTCGGCTAATTTATTTTCATGATTTTTATCCAATGTGATATTTTTTATAGTTTGTTCCATTTGAGTTTTTAGATATTTTTTTGATTTTGGGGGGTTCATTTTATAAATTATATATAAAAAGTATTTAAATACATAATATGTAAATCAATATATCGCTTTAATAATTGCTAATTACCAAAATAAGTTATTTTTGGATTTTTTATATGTATTTTTATGTTAAGTAATATGAGTTTAACTATTAGTTTAGATTATTTAAAGGATATTGAAAATAAAAATTATAAATTAGACCCTATGAAGTTTCAAAAAATGTTGTTTATTTACAACGCTATTGAAGATGGTTGGTCCTTAAAAAAGAAGAACGGTTGCTATATTTTTTCAAAAAAAACTAACAACAAAAAGGAAGTCATAAAAGATGAATACTTGGCAAAATTTATGAAGACCAATTTGGAATTACACGATTTCATTTAAATATATATTGTTAGCATATATGATGTAAATTAATTTAATTATTATGTATTATACTTATGTTATATAATATACAATAATCAAATAGTATAAAAACTTAAGTTTATTTAGCGTCTTTTTAATTAAATTTAATTAAATTAAATTTCAAAATTTTTTTTTATTTAGGTATATTATAAAAATGGGAGGCGGACTTATGCAACTCGTAGCTTATGGCGCTCAAGACGTCTATTTAACTGGTAATCCTCAAATCACTTTCTGGAAGGTGACTTACCGCAGACACACTAACTTCTCTGTCGAATCTATCGAACAAACTTTTAACGGACAAGCCGATTTCGGTCGCCGAGTCCAATGTACTATTAGCCGCAATGGTGATTTGTGCTACCGCACTTACCTCCAAGTGACTCTTCCCGAGATTGATAAATCGGCAGCAACTCACGCTCGTTGGTTGGATTTCCCTGGTGAGCAACTTATCTCCCAAGTTGAGGTTGAGATTGGTGGCCAACGCATTGACCGACAATATGGTGACTGGATGCACATCT